GTGTCGTTTTCATTTCAAAAAAACGGCCTCCTTTTTGTAAATTACATTTTTGACACAATTGTCGTAGATTGAACAATTCATCACTTCCGTTGAGCCTCTTAGGAATCACATGGTCGATGTGCATCTGTCCTTCGGTTTGTCCACACATCTGACAACATCCGTCACGCTTTAACACTTGCTCTCTGATCTTACGCCACCTGCTCGTTGATCCACCACTCCAGTTCCGTGACATCAATGCCACCCATGCTTTCGCCAATGAGCTAAAGCTCCATCGCATATCTTGCCTTTATACCTGTGCTCTATGTATCTGAGTGTCCAGTCAATCATGCGAAAGCCATCGAGGTTTCTGTACTTTGGATTACGCATTTGTGAAAGACCGAAATGATTGCCGTTGGGATTGATTGCATCCACACGCCAATTGCTTTCCTTTGTGATCAATGTGTCAAAGCATTTCATCTCTTTCCAATTCACAATTCGTGAATGTGCGTAAAGCTTGAGAGAATCAATTGATGCATTTTGTTTTACTTCATTTGTTGCGTTAGCCGGTGTCATCACCATGACACAAAGCACGCCCAAAACCACCAAACATCGTCTGCGAGCTATCCGGTGAACCGGCTCGCCAACGAGTGTTGATGGTAGCAACCGTGTCAAATACCACGCGTAATCTTGGGCGATTCCAACAGGTTTCATGCACATGTGGATAACGCCTGTGGATAACTTATTCATGATGACAGCTCCTCAATTCTTGCGTCATCAACCAATTTGATTCCAAATGTGCCACATCCCATGCATTGAGCAAACCACTCATGCTCTGTTAATTCAGCACCTTTCTTGAGGCCATGGCGTTGCTTTGGTTTGCCGTAAAGCTTCTTGCAAATTGAACAATCAAATTGAAGGATGTGCATAATTACTCCTCATCAATGTTTCGATTGGTTGTAGGTTAATTTGTGGCACGCTCCAATTGTTTTGACTGGTGTTTCGATACCGTGGCTTTTTGGCTATGGCTACGGGAATCCAGCCGACAATGTGCATTTTGGGTGAGTTGCCTGTGACTAATACAGCGACATCCCGATCATGTCGATCCGATTCCTGAATCCACAAATTTGATGCTGGATTGGCTGACCATTTAACCTCGATGTGATCTCCAACATCGGCTTTTGATTTGTCCCATGTAATGCCCGGTGTGTAATCATAACCCAATCGTTTCGCCACAACCATTTCAGACACCATTGATTCTGCTATTTGTGCCACATACTCAAACCATGACAGGTTTTTTTGGATGCGTGTGCTGTGATCAGCTGATCGATCATGACAATGTTGAATCGCTGCCAATAGGCATTGAACCTCCTCCACGCGATTGATCATCGGCAACCACCACAGAACCACAACAGCTTTTCGCCATTTTGGCCTCGTTGATAACCAAATTCATCGACTTTTGCAAGCATTGAGCATTTGTCGCATTGTTCCATTTTGTATTCAGCAATAACCTCACCATTTTTTAACAGCTTACAAATGCGCGTTTGAGGATTGATCAGCTCGATGTAATCGCTCATACTTGTGGCTCCCATTTTCCTGTTGATCGCAATACATACCAACGCGGTGTGCATTGATGCTCTTTGATCTTTTCGCTGCAAAAGTAACCGCCCCATGATTTGGGCGCATCCGGCTTGCTTTGATTCCAACGCATTGCACCATGTCGGCATTCCGGCAAATCCTCTGCCATGTATTGGTTATCCTCAGATGATCCAAATGATGGTGTGCCAGCCATTTCAGCTTCGGCAACTGTTTTGTAACTTGGGACATCGCCAAACTTGGTTGTCCAAGGATCATAGACATCGGCTGCATTAACCTTCTCCATGGTTTCTTTTGTGCTTTTCTCTGTGCCTCCCATAACCAAGGCCATCACGCGCATCAAAGCTGATGTGGTCGTATCCTCGATCATCCAACGGCGCATTTTCTCCGGATAAGCCTCACGATAGCCAAAAGCGTAATCAATGCCGGCTGGCTCTGTTTCGTTTTGATTGCGCCATGCTTTTGCTTGGATCAGCACATAACCTTTTTCAGCATTGAATTCAATAATGTGTGCCTCAAGCCTGCCAAGCGGATATGTTGCGATCCAGCGATCTGTGCGATCTTTGTTGCCTTCGTAATTGTCCATAAATGACATTAGATCGCCCCCAAATTCCATCGGCGGGTATTTCCTTTTTTGCCAGTTATTGGCTTTTTATTTTTTCCGCTATTGAACCTTCTCTGTGCGCGATTCATTATTTGACCTTCCGATCAGCTGAAACAGCGTGACGGGCAACAGCTCGACCGCGTGTGTAGCCTTGTCGCTGGCCTTCCTTGAACCCGACTGAATAAGCCATGACGGCCCATAAGGCCCCGGCGATGACCATAAAGATCACGATTGATGCTTCGTTCATTGTATTGCTCCCGATTCGGGAACTACTGTGCTTCGCTCCCAAAAGAGAGAGTGACAGGATCAGCCGACAAATACAACAATCACGCTCAAATCACGGCGTGTCGCTACCGCCTAAACGCCTTTCGATGTTTTTTTCGTATTCAGACTTTGTTTTGTCTTTGAGGCCGTTGGATGCCAATACGCCGCCCAATGACCCGGTGAGGAAAATTGCCAATGTCTTGAGTAAGTCGATGAAAGCTGCATCGTTGGGAGCTTGATTGCCAATCGGCTGTGTGACAAAAATCAGCGCGTAAGTAATGCCCAATGTAACGATGAGAAAAACAAATGACAAAACCGCGCCGATCAAAAACATCAATCGTGCTTTGATTTCTTCTTGACTTAGCCTGTCTCTATTTCGACGTGACATCACCGATTAAATCTTCCGTACAGGTACCCGACACCTTGCATTGTGGCTTTTGACATTCCGGATTTTTCCAATTTTCGTGTTCTTGGCATGGATACCGTACCCATCCGTCATAACCACACCCGGTCAAGCTTAGCGATAGGCCCAAAACTAAGCTTGCCGCGAGTGATCTCCGAATCAATTCCCCGTTGATCCGAAAGCTTTGTCAGCTGGATTGAGCCAACGCATGATCACAGGCACAACAGCTGCAACGCCGCCCAATGCCATTTGTTCCCATGTGCCGCCGGCCATGTACACAGCCAATGCAGCTGCTACATACGAGCGCAACCATGATGCCAAAATTGCTTTTGCTTGCTCCATTATTTTCCTCCTATTGGTCGATCCGGTAAATCACCGGAAAATGGCTCATAAGCTGGCCGACCGTAACCGACAACGAATGAGCGTGCTCCCAAAGCTCTTGATTTGACCATGACTTCTCCGCCATTGCGCTGATCTCCAGCACCGGATGTGTTGCCTTCAATTGTCACGATCTGTTTTTCCGATGCGCGAATAACCAATCCAATGTGATTGATCGTAGTTTTGTCATCGACAATAAAATCAAAAAACACAAAATCACCGATTTTCGGTGTTGTGTGCCATTGTTTGTTTTTCTTAAATGCCTCAGCTCCAACGCGCGTGCTGACAACGTTTGGCACCTTCACACCTGCTTGATGAGCGCACCAATTCAAAAATGAACCGCACCATGGCAGCTTGTCGGCCTTCATAAATTTGCCGTACTTTGTTTCATTGTTGCCTGTTTCGGCTGTGCCGACTTCGGCCAATGCAACTTGAATCAAACGCGGCAATGTGCCTTGTGGAAAATCACTCATGCGTTTCCTGGAGGCGAAAATTTGCCAGTTTCCGAATCATAAATCCAACCAATTTCAGCTGGATTTTCATCGGTATATTCAATGCAAATTGCCTTTGTCACATCCTCAGCAATTTCTTGAGTTTCAGCCACGATGATGTTTTCAACCACATTTGTGCTATCAAGCACCGCAAAATTTGCCATTTGTTTTCTCCTTAGTAGTAAATCAAAACCGCGCCAACACCACCGGCACCGCCTTGGCCTGTGTTAAATCCACCGCCGCCGCCGCCACCACCTTGGCCGCCAGCTGCTCCGGTGGTTGTCGTTGAGTTTGAACCAGCTGCAACAATTCCACCGCCGCCGCCACCGCCATTTGATGTGACTGTTCCTCCGGCGTATTTGCCGGCTCCGCCTTTGTGATCTGTTGCTGATCCGGATGTTCGACCAGCTCCGCCGCCGCCTGTGGCGATGCCGGCTCCGCCTTGTCCAAAAGCTCCAACATCAAATGCGCTACCGCCGCCGCCGGAATAACCACGGCCGCCGGTGTTGATTGCTAGTGATCCAGTATTGCCACCACCTGCGCCGCCAGCTTGTCCGGCTGTACCGCTTGCGCTTGACCATGTTGCCACAGCTGTTCCAGCGTTGAGAAACAAAGCCGCACCATTGCCGCCGCTAGTTTCGGTTCCAGCGTTATCAACGCCACCACCGCCGCCGGCTCCACCTAAATTAGCTGTTGAAGTTAAACCGGCCGTCGTTGAGCCACCGCCACCGCCACCGCCGCCAACAGCGATTGTGCCATTGACTGTCGTTGTGCCACCTGTTCCGCCGGCAGCTGATGTGCCAGCTGCTCCGGCTGCGCCGATAACACACGCCACCGTTGTGCTTGATACGGGCAGCCATCCTGTCCAATAACCACCGCCACCGCCACCGCCACCGGCTCCAGCTGTCGCGACACCGAATCCGCCACCGCCACCGCCACCGGCTACTTCAACATAAATAAATTTGATCGATGATGGAATTGTCACATTGCTCGTTGATGTAACTGTTGCTTGTAAAGTCAGCTGGTTAAGTCCGCTTACGGTACTTGGTGGAAATGATGAAATGGCCATTTAGGAAATCTCCGCTCCGGCGATGTGAAATGTGACTGTGACGGCACTAGCTCCGCCGGTGATTGTTTGTGTTGCCGTCAATACTTGACGCAAATCAATAAAAACTTGTGACAGCGATGGGATGGCGATTGTTGTGCCCATTGATGTGCCAGCCAATGCCATCGTAAATGTTGCAGCTGCGGCCGCTGTATTGGTAACAATAATGTTCGTGACCACGGTAGTCGTTGCCGCCGGTGTTGTGTAAAGCGTCGTGCCAACCGTAGTCGTAGCAGCTCCGCGAAACAGCGTTTTTGGTGTTGTGGCCATTTTAGAAAACTCCCATCAAAATCTGAGTCATTTGTTGGCTCAATGTGCTATCGATGGCATTGCCTAGATCACGCATTGCGAGCGCACCATCCTTGACAAAATCCGTGTCCGCAGGTTCAGGCCAGCCATACACCGGTGATGTAGCCATGTTTTCTCCTTATTCGTATTGGTACCATCGTACCGTTGAGCCAACATCTTGCCATTGCTGTGCCGGATCAACATCCTGCCAGCGTGTCGGAACAATCGATAGCGATGAATCGGTCGTTGTAAGTGCAATTGCGGCTTGATATTGATTGAAAACCAATCGCCAACCTTCCACAAATCCTTCATACGCATTCGGGATAATCCCCAATGGTAAATTCAAAATCTCGATTGGCTTGCCCATATACATGCCCAACAGCTCATCAAGATCGGCAGCTGTGACAAAGCTTGAGTCGAGCTGGATGGTAAAGCTTGACAAATTCGTTTGTGGATAAGCTCTGAGATCGACATACCGGTCGGCTTGATATTGTGCCTCGGCTGTGTGTTCAAGCTCGGTTGAAATCGACGCAGCTTGTCGGCCATAAATCGAAATTGATGTGGCATCCGAGCTCGTTACCGTTGCTCCAGCCTTGTAAGACAGCAAGACATCATTTGTCAAATCATTGAGCGTCGTATTGCTAGAAACTCCACTTGTGAGGATGTAAGACTCCGGGATCGTCAAATAGCCGTTTGTCTGCACATCGTTGAGCCTGTGTGATTCGTTGGCATAGCCGACTTTTCCATCGGTTGTCTCGTAAATGTAACCGAAAGCCATTTGTGCATAGTAGGCAGCCAATGAGTATGCATCGGTCGCACCGGCTGGCCGAGCTGTGAATTCATAAATCGGCGGCGTGTCCACTACATCAATCGTGACGCCGGCTTCCGTCAAAATTGTGGTGATTCGATCATCCTCAAATTCTTTGGGATAGTTTGATGTGCCGACAATCTTGCGAGCCATGAAAGCAAATGGCGCGACGGCTGTGATTGTTTGAACTACTACATCGGCAATCGCACCACCGGCATTGACTTCGTTTTCAATGTCCGTGACCACTCCCGTAAAAACCGTGATGGGCGCACCGGTTGAATCATCAATTGTGATGACCAATGAATCATTGATTTGAAATAGGTTGTGAACATTATTTTGATTCAGAATCCCGACTTGTGCATAACCGGCGCGAGCCTGTTGCCACACATTTGTGCGGCCATAAGTGATCGTGCCATCCCACAATGTTTCAGCTGTGTAGGCTGTGCCACCTATGGTTACCGTGGCATTTGGTAGCCATGTCATGCGATTGACACAACCTTTGACACGCCCAAATTGGTAAATGTGCCGGATGTTGTAGCTTCACGGCTGAGAATCTGTGCAATTTGTCGAGCTGTTCCAATAGCATCAACCGCGCCATTAACCGTGATGTTAATTGTTTGGCCGGCATTTGCTTTTATTGATTGCAAACGATTTGCAGCTACATCCGAAAACGATCCTACATTGACCGATGATGATTGATTCGAATTGCTGCCAAATAAACCGCCAAGCGCATCGCCAATTTTCTTGCCCAAATTGATAATTGCCAAAAATCCTTCAACAATTTTTGAAACGATTGTCAAAATACCTGACAACGCTGTGCCTAAAACTTTGATCGATGTGCTAAAAACGGTACCAAAAAATGGTGCGACCACTTTTGAAAGGAAAGTGACTAACGCTCCAAATTCCTCTTTGTTTTCTACAACGATTGCTTTGATTTTATCAAACACGCCTTTGAGACTGTTTAAGATTGGCAAGACCAAATTTTTGACCCCATCGATAAACACGCTGAAAGTATTGCTTAAACCTTCATCCCCACCGACGGCCCCAATAAATTTAGAAATGGCTGGCACGACATTATCAACGACAAATGTCACCAATGGTGTTATTGCATCGAGAATGAAAGCACCGATTGTTTCTTTACCTTCGGCAAATGCAACATTTAACCGATCCAATTTGCCTTGAAATGTATTGGCTGACTCGGCGGCCGCCCCGGCAAATTCTTTGCCCAATTCACCAAAAACATCAATTCCGGCAGCTGCAATAGTGTTAGCTTTTTCTTGTGTTTCTGTGACTTTTTCCGAAGCTTTAATGTATTCCTTAGATTTTGGCCCGTATTGTTCCAATGCAAAATTGGCGTCTAATTGCGCCTTTTCTAATTGTTTTTGAACTTTGTTGTATTCTTGTAGATTTGTTGCATTGTCTCCTAAGGTAATTCCCAATTTTTTCAATGCGCCTGTTTGTCCATCGTTGGCTTTAGCCAATGCATTTGCGACGGTTGCTAAATCAAGATTTTTTGCTTTTGCTATGTCAGCCGCAAGATTTGTCAGCTTTTGAGCTTCCTCAATTGATTTTGTAC